TGCAGTCATCAAGGAAGAACGTAGGTCGGTGCGTTTTGCTGAAGCTCGTGCTACCAAACCGTGGGGTGTAATGTACGAGGGACAGCACGGTGCACGCATGACTAGGTTCTTTGAAGCAGAAAAGGCTAGAGACTATTGGGCACAGCTTAATAGCAGCGTAAAGCCTAAGCTGATCAATCCAGAGCATTTTGACCGCGTAGCAGCCAAGTGAATCGGTGAATACTGATGAGATATAGCGAAATATCGACACTGCCTAGCAGCCCAGAAGAAGCAGAGAATGCTATGCTAGACCTCATCAGCGTTTATCGCAGCAAAGATGCGGCTAGCATACCAATGGATGAAGTACTAAGTGTGCTACACAACCAGGGATTTGATGCGAATGTACGCTGGGTCATGGACATGCTGCAAGATAAGAGCGGTGTCAAGCGCATTACTAAAGATAGTGTAGAATTGCAGCAGGACAGCGTGCCTGATACTACAGCATCAGATGCTGAAGAAAAACAAAGTGAAGATCGGGTCAGCAAGATGGCGGCCAAAGCAGCAAAGAAGAGTATGAGCAATGGCTAGCACTACATCAAGCGGTATCTTCATCACAGCACAGGATGCAAGGCAAAATAGCATACGCGAGCGTGTGGTTTTCGACGAAGGAACTGAGATAAGCAGTGCTATCTTAGAAGCTGTTCGTACTGGATTTTATAATGCGTTGATAGACAAAGGCACTATCATGACGCAGAATTACGGCATCAACGAACCCGTGTATGATATAAACGACGCAACCAGCACGTTTAATGTGCCTAATCATCCATACAACACAGGCGAAGCAGTTTTTGTTAACAGCACTGGCGAATTACCAAGCCCGTTGCAGATCAATGTGCTTTATTATGTGATATATGTTGATAAAGATAACATACGGTTAGCTACTAGCAAGCAATTGGCATTAGCAGCTAGACCAGTTAACATCTCTCTCAGCAGCGGCGTTAACAGCATAACAGTTACTGACACTGGTACAGGGTATACTGCAACACCAACTGTTACTATATCTGGTGGCAACGCTACAGTGAATGCCACCGCACAAGCTTATCTAGCACCATACGGCAGCGTTAGTTACATTGTGGTTGGATCAAATGGCAACGGATATCATTATCCACCTAGCGTGCAAGTAGTTGCACAGGGCAGCGGCGCATCAACAACTGCTGCAACATTCACAGCAGTGACTGTGTTTGTAAACCTGCCTGGTATAAATTATGCGGTTGGTGACATCCTCAGCGTAGTTGGTGGCACAGGGACTGCTACTCGTGCAACAGTTACTTCGATATCTGGAAACGGATCTGTACAGACAGTTGCATTGACTGCGGGTGGATCATATAGTGTGCTCCCGACTCTTACCAGTGTGGCTACTACAGTATCACCAGGTGGCGGTAGCGGATGCACACTAGATCTTTCCATGGGCATCCTCAGCTTATCAATAGGTTCTGGTGGTGCACAGTATACAGCCCCGCCGTTAATTAACATAACAGGCGGCGGTGGCGCCGGCGCATTGGCATATACTGCATTGACGGCAGGTGTAGTATCTACTATAATTATCTCTGCGCCTGGTGCAGGCTATGTAAGCCAGCCGACTGTGATTATCACTAGCGGAACTGGTGCTGCAGCCATACCATATCTGCAGCCTACCAGCATTGGCAGCATTTCATTGTTGAACAACGGTGGTCAAACTTACACCGCAGCACCCACTGTCAGCATCACAGCACTGGGGTCTGGTGCCGTAGTTGATACTGTGTACATGCAAATGACCAGCGCAGCACTGGCCACTGGCGGTGCAGGCAGTCAGTATGTGGTGGGTGACACGCTCATAGTAGCAGGCGGAGAAGGCGAAGCTAGTGCTACGATCGTGGTTAATGTGGTTGATGCAGCAGGCTCTATTGTTAATTTTACACTGACTACTAGCGGACTTTATAGCATATTGCCAGTCATGGCGGGCAACGCAGTATATGGCGGCAGCGGACAAGCAGCCAGCTTTAACTTTACTGCGGGCGTGAATAGTATTGCACTGTCAGCAGGCGGCACTGGTTATACCCAACCTCCTACGTTGATCATAACACCTGTAGGTGATATTGGTTACGGCGCAGCTGCATATTGCTTGCTAGATGGTGACACTGTCGGTGAGATAGTTGTTACAGCACCCGGTAATGGGTATACAGCTGCACCTGCAGTTACTATCACTAGTGGTAGTGGGGCTACAGCAGTGGCAAACCTAACTGTCACGGGTGTGCAGTTTGTCAACGTAGGTAATACTGGTAGCGGTTATACTACTGCAACAGTGGGACTCAGCAGCCAATATGGGTATGGTGCGCAAGCTACTCCAACCATAGTAGGTGGCGCGATAGTTTCTATCACTGTAGACTTTAGTGGGTACGGATATGTTGCAGCACCAGATGTGACGATCACAGGCGACGGGCAAGATGCAACAGCTACTGCAGTGTTGACTCCGACCAGCGTGGCCACTGTGCAACTGCAACTGTTGGGATCTAATTATACCAGCATACCTGCGGTGGATGTTAGCGGTGCAGCCACTGCTAATGTTGCGCTGTATAGCACAGGTGTGCAACAGATAGTGGTTACCAATGGGGGGCAGAATTACAGCAGCAATCCACAAGTCAATGTCATAGCGGGTGCTGGTGAGACTGTGCAACCGCTGCAGCCCAGCACGTCTGTGGTACGCGGATTCAGTGTTTCAACCATATCAATAGTTGATCAAGGTTCTGGATACACTAGTGTGCCGACCGTAACAGTTAGTGCACCACAGAATCTTGGTAGCAACCTGGCCACAGCCACTGCAACAATTGGCTATGGCATGGGTACTATGCAGGTCGTTCCGTATCCAGCAAGCTATGATTATTTCCAAGTATGGCAAGGCGGCAACGCACTGGATACCAATCAGACTCGCCCCTATGCGGATCAGATGGATACCATCATCAACTATTTTACCAATCTGGGTTATACCATACAGCGGCAAACCAATCCAACTACCAATCAAACTTTCCAATGGAATGTAAAGTGGTGATGCTATGCGCAGTACTATGCACGGGCCCGAAGCATTTCTCTTAAAAAGCAAGAAACCTCGAGAGCAAGCATTAGTAGCAGCATGTTATGATATGACAGACGACGAGATAGATGCTCTGCCAGAGAAACCAGATATTAAGCTGGGTCTCAAAAACATCAAGAAGATGGGCATGCAAAAAGAATCTGCCAGTAGGGCTGAGATGCTAGCAGATCTCATGACTGCACAGCATCATCCTGAACTAGCTAGACACAGCTAAAAAAACAGCGTATAATAGGAGATGACAATGATTTATACAGAAGCAACTCCTAATCCAAACGCACTAAAGTTCATGCCAGATGTCCCTGTTACTACAGGTGGTACGTTAGATGTGAGATCAATTGATCAATCCAACGGCATACACTTGATAGAAGATCTATTTGGTGTGCCACATGTGGTCGGTGTGTATATTGGACCAGACTTTGTAACCATAACAAAAAATTCTGAAGATTGGTCAGACATAACAAATGTTGTGCTGGGTATCATCGCAGACAACATCAAACAGCCAATTGATCTAGGAAATACCAATTTTGAAACTGATCGCGATACCAGCGATGTGGTTGATCAGATCCGAGAACTGTTAGACTCCAGAGTACGCCCAGCCGTTGCAAACGACGGCGGCGACATCGTGTTTCGAGACTACAAGGATGGTATAGTATATCTAGAGCTACAGGGCAGTTGCAGCGGATGCCCAAGCAGCACTGCTACATTGCGACATGGTGTAGAGAGACTGATACAGCATTACATTCCAGAAGTCATAGAAGTGAGATCTATCTAACATGGTTCAGTACAATCCCATATACACCTACAAGAAATTAGACAGACAAGATGGCGGCGGGCAGGGCCGTGTGTATGTAGACGATGTTGGTAACAAGATACCAAGCGTGACTACTATTCTCAGCAAGACCAAAGACATGGCACACCTAATTGCGTGGAAGAAACGCATCGGCGAAGACAAAGCCAAGCAGATTACCGAAGAATCAGCAGGACTCGGTACTACCATGCACGCTCACCTTGAAGCCTATGTATTAGGCGAGCCACGACCCGGCGGCAACAACTACGGTCGATTGATGGCACAGCGCATGGCTGATACGGTCATAGCCGAAGGGCTCAAGGATGTTGAGGAAGTATGGGGTGTTGAATCGCACCTCTATTACGACAATCTATGGGCAGGTACTACTGATCTAGTGGGAACATGGCAGGGCAAGCCGGCTATCATTGACTTCAAGACCACTATTAAACCCAAGAAACGCGAATGGGTAGAAGACTATCGTTTGCAGCTAGCAGCATATGCCATGGCACACAATAACATACACGGCACTGACATCAATACCACAGTGGTGCTTATGTGCAGCAGAGAATGTGAATTTCAGAAGTTTGTGTGGGAAGGCGACGAGTTTGAAGAAAGCACCTTGCTTTGGAGCAAGAAGGTAGCTGACTACTATGAACGATTTGTGTTTTGATCATTGAAAGCACATACCAGACGTTGCGATAAATATCACGCAGCACTGGAGAATACCTCAAAATGGCTATAGTAAGCATCAGCCGATTACAACATCGTAGGGGATTGCGGGCAGATCTTCCCGACAATCTCAACGAAGCAGAACTTGGTTGGTGTATAGATACCCGCCAATTATTCATTGGAAATGGTAATACCTTTACAGGTAACAGCCAAATACTAACCCAGTGGAGCCCCAATGACACTATCATCACTCACAAGTATGTCGGAGACACCGGCGTTAGTGCAGTTGGTAGTGTGGTCAGGACACTGGGATCAATACTTGATGACACATTAAATGTCAAAGACTATGGCGCTGTTGGTGATGGTGTTACTGATGATACTGCTGCTATACAACAGGCAATCGTTGACGAATGGGCACGCATAGCAAGCGCCCCGTTGAGCAATTTGATGAGTCGTAATACTATTATCTTCCCAGCTGGCAACTATCTAACTAGTTCTACTATATTGCTTTATCCGTATATCACATTAGCGGGCGAAGGCCAGAATCGCACACAGATTACTTTAGCTAGTGGCGCAACTGGCCCGGTGATGCGAACTGCAGATAGCCTTGGGCAAACTGACGCTAACATAGGCACTAACGGTGCTGTATTACCTAACAGTATTAATGTGCGCAGCATGAACATAGACGGCAGTGCTGATACTGCTGGCAATAACCCAGTGATACTGTTGCAACGTTGCAGTGGTATAACGATCAGTGGATGTAAGTTGATTAATACTTGGTTACCGGGCGACGGCACAGGAAACAGTAATCGCGGCATTGTGATCGAAAGCCTTGGTAATGCAACAATTACTAGTGATATATCAATCATCGGATGTAGTATACGTAATAGTGAAGACTGTGTATACGTAACTGATCCAGTTATACGGTTGAACATAACAGGTAATAATCTATATAACTCATATAATGCTGTAACTCTCGGTACCAGTGCATATGGCGGGCCCAGCTATGTTACTATCCAAGATAACAGCGTCAGGGATCTCGACAACAATGGATTGGATATAGACACTGTTGGGTTTGTAAGCAGTGTTAATAACAGTTACCAAAATATTGGTGATCCGAGCACTATGCCTGCTATAGTATGGTCGGCGGCTTGTGAAAATTGCCAAAGCATAGGGGATGTATTTGATGTAACTGACAGAGCGTATCGGGTGCTTAACAACAACCCTGGTTACAATCTAATATTTGACCCGCAACAAACAGAGCTGGTGAACAACGCACCAACTCCGCATATTGACACTATATTGCCCAATCAAGTCAATGCGGCTACAGGAATAGCATATGATCTCACAAATGTTACCACTACTTTCACAGCCTTCATAGATTACGCAGTAAGCCTTGATACATATCGCAAGAGCGGCAGAATTACTGTGATATCAGACGGTACCACTGCAGATCTCACTGATGCAGCTACTGAATTGAACAATGATGCTAGTATGATATTTTCGGTAAGTGTGGTACCGGGTGTGTCGTTATCAATAAATTACACCAATCCCGCTGCACTAACCGGCACGCTGTCTTGGATTCAAACTTACTGGTCAATATAAACAACTAATAGTCTGGCTATATGGAAAACCCTTTCTTCCTGCATCCTCAACAACTACAGAGACTCTGGAAAGATCTACGTGGATCTATTAACAGTAATTTAACTACAGCACAGCAGTTGCATATGGTTGTTGACTTCTGGCGCTTAGCGCCAATAAGCCAGCCCTACTTAGACTATGTTGATACCACTACATGGCCGGATCCTTGGTCTCTAATAGATTCTAAACTGATAGATCCAAATGTTGTTGCGCTTGGTATGTTTTACACACTATTGCTATCAGAGGACAAGAGCTGGCGAGCAGACAGGTTAAGGTTAGCGATGATACGCAACAGAACCGACTGTTGGGAACGACTGATCTGTGTGGTTGATGAGCGATGGTTATTGAACTACAACTACAATAGCATCGTTGACGCCAGAGAAGAAACTGCCGACTTGCACAGCATGCATATCTACAAATACGATTTACATAAACGCAATATCATAGAAATACTTGCAGACAAGCAAGTGCTATATCATGTCTAGATTTCATACATAAACTAATATTAATGGAAAGTGATTTCAACTTGATACTAGCACTGTTACCGCCGAACGATACTCTGGTGACATAATCAATTATACGTTGATTATGTTATATTTTATTGGATTTTTTGGAAAATTTTATCGAAATTCGTCGGCCTATTTTGGGTATCTAAACAGTAAATATACCTGTTGCTTAAAGCAGCGGTCCACCATACAATAGCAAGGAAACGAAAGAGATGATCATGGCTACAAATAACAAATCCGACATCATGGTAACCAAGCGTGACGGCAGGAAAGAGCCATTGGATCTAGATAAGATGCACAAAGTTGTGTTCTGGGCAACTGAAGGTATACAAGGTGTCAGCGCCAGTGAAGTTGAGATACGCAGTCAGATACAATTCTATAACGGTATCAAGACATTGGACATGCAAGAAACACTGATTAAGGCAGCAGCCGACCTCATCAGTGAAGAAACACCTAACTATCAGTATGTTGCTGGACGTTTGGTTAACTATCATCTCCGCAAAGAAGTATACAACGATTACAAACCGTGGCATATACTTGATCTCATCAAGAAGAACGTTGCTGATGGATTCTATGATCCGCAACTGCTAGAAGAATACAGCGACCAAGAATGGGAACAGATCAATCGTTTCGTGGACCACGATCGTGACAGCAGCCTAACCTATGTGGCCATGGAACAGCTGCGTGGCAAGTATTTGGTACAGAATCGAGTGAGTGGTGAAATCAAAGAAACTCCGCAGTCGGCATATGCGCTGATAGCAGCGACTCTATTCATTCGCCATGATAAGCAGACTCGTCTTGCTATAGTACGCGATTATTATGATGCTATCAGCAAGCACGACATCAGCTTGCCTACGCCTATCATGGCAGGTGTACGCACACCACAGCGCCAGTTCAGCAGCTGTGTGTTGATTGAAACTGGTGACAGCTTAGACAGCATCAACGCTACTGCCAGTGCAGTGGTCAAGTATGTAAGTCAAAAGGCTGGTATTGGGATCGGTGCTGGATCTATTCGCGCCATCGGCTCACCCATACGCAACGGCGATGCTAGCCACACTGGTGTGGTGCCGTTTTTCAAACTGTTTCAAGCAGCCACTCGTAGTTGCTCGCAAGGTGGTGTACGCAATGGTGCAGCCACGTTATATTATCCTATATGGCATCTAGAAGTAGAAGAGATGCTAGTGCTTAAAAACAATCGCGGTACTGAAGATAACCGTGTGCGTCACATGGATTATGGTGTGCAGTTTAGCAAACTGTTCTACGAACGACTGATACAAAACGGCGATATTACACTGTTCTCACCTAGCGATGTACCAGGTCTATATGATGCATTCTTTGCTGATCAAGATCGTTTCCGTGTGCTGTACGAAGCAGCAGAGCGCAACAAGAAACTGCGCAAGAAGACCGTGAAGGCTGTTGAGCTGTTTAGCAGCTTCATGCAAGAGCGCAAAGACACTGGCCGAATTTATCTACAAAACGTAGACAATGCTAACCAACACGGTGCATTCATCGAAAGCATTGCACCTATTCGCCAAAGCAATCTCTGTGCTGAAATTGACTTACCCACCAAACCGTTAACCGATCTCAATGATGAAGATGGTGAGATCAGCCTTTGCACACTCAGTGCGATAAATTGGGGTAACATACGTAGCCCTGCCGACTTTGAAAAGCCTTGCAAACTAGCAGTGATGGCACTAGACAATCTGTTAGATTACCAAAGCTATCCAGTGAAAGCTGCATACAAAAGCACGATGAACCGCCGCCCGCTGGGTATTGGTATCATTAACTTTGCCTATTGGTTAGCTAAGAATGGTGTTAGCTATAGCGACCCTGCCGCATTACCGTTAGTTGACGAATACATGGAAGCCATGAGCTACTATCTGATCAAAGCTTCGGTGGATCTTGCACGCACAAAGGGTGCATGTGGTAAGAGCGACGAGACCAAGTATGGACATGGCATCGTGCCCATTGACACACGCAAGAGAGACATTGACGAGTTGGTTCCGTATGTTGAACGCATGCCCTGGGCAGAGCTACGCGAAGACCTGCAGATAGTTGGCATACGTAACAGCACGCTGATGGCAGTGATGCCAGCAGAAACTTCGGCACAGATTGCCAATGCTACTAACGGTATTGAACCTCCGCGCAGCTTGATCAGCATCAAACAAAGCAAACATGGTGTTCTCAAGCAGGTAGTGCCCGAGTTTCGTCGTCTAAAGAACAAGTACGAATTGCTCTGGGATCAAAAGACACCAGAAGGGTATCTCAAGATATGTGCAGTGTTGCAGAAGTACATTGACCAAGGAATTTCAGTCAATACGTCTTACAATCCTCAACATTATCAAGATGATAAGATACCGTTAAGCGAGATGCTGGGCCACTTATTGATGTTCTACAAGTACGGCGGAAAACAGTTGTACTATTTCAACACTTATGATGGGCAAGGTGAGATCAACGTAAGCAAGATGATCTCCGATGATGCAGCCGAACTGCCGCCTATTGACGAAGCTGATTGCGAAAGCTGCACCATCTAAGCAGGTTGGCAATCTAGCTAGCTTGCGATATAATCAGTCTATATACATGAGGAAGATACTATGAGCGTTTTTGACGTCGCAAACCGGTCGGATCATACCAAAAGTTTGGCATTCTTGGATCCCAACGGGGGTGTCAGCATCCAGCGCTATGATACTATGAAATACAAGACGCTGGACAAGCTCACAGAAAAGCAGCTGTCGTTTTTCTGGTTGCCTACTGAAGTTGACATCTTCAAAGATGCTAAGGACTTCAAAGATCTCACTGCGCATGAACAGCATATATTCACAAGCAACCTCAAGCGCCAGATACTGCTAGACAGCGTCCAAGGTCGTGCACCTAGCGTGGCATTTGGGCCAATCTGCAGCTTGCCCGAGCTAGAGAACTGGATCACTACTTGGACGTTTAGCGAGACCATCCATAGCCGTAGCTATACTCACATCATTCGTAATGTTTACAGCAATCCAGGCAAGATCTTTGACGAGCTGATGGACATTGCTGAGATCGTAGACTGTGCTGGTGATATCAGCCAGTACTATGACGAGCTGATCGACATGAACACTAAACTGGCAATCGGCGCTAACGATTACGATGCATATCGTCACAAGCAGTTGATCTGGCTGTGCATGATGAGCGTGAACATCCTCGAAGGTGTGCGCTTTTATGTGAGCTTTGCCTGCAGCTGGGCATTTGCCGAAGTCAAGAAGATGGAAGGCAATGCTAAGATCATCAAGTTTATCGCCCGCGATGAAAACTTGCACTTGGCCAGCACACAGACGCTGTTGAAGATACTGCCCAAGGATGACCCGGACTACGCCAAGATTGAGATCGAATGCCAAGCCGAAGCTATTAAGATGTTTGAAGATGCAGTAGATCAAGAAAAGCGTTGGGCAGAATACTTGTTCAAAGATGGCAGCATGATCGGTCTTAACAATCAGCTGTTGGCCGAATACGTTGAATGGATCGCTGCCAAGCGCATGACTGCTGTTGGGCTACCAACCAAATACAAAGGTGGTTCAAATCCTCTGCCGTGGACACAAAAATGGATTGCTGGTGGAGAAGTTCAAGTGGCCCCGCAAGAAACAGAGATCAGTAGCTATGTTAGCGGTGGCACCAAACAAGATGTTGGCACGGACAGCTTCAAAGGGTTCAGTCTCTGATGAAAGTAGCTATCGTTACACCGTATCACACGGAATCTGCTGCAGTGCTGCATAGGTGTAACGATAGCGTTCTAGCTCAGACCTATACCAACGTGCGACATTTCATGGTTGGCGATGGCATTACTAATCCATTGGTATCTACATTCGATGCAGACAGTTATGGTCTACCACATGCTCATGCTGATGCTGGTGCAACCCCTCGAGCGATAGGGGCACTTAGTGCATTCAGCCAAGGGTATGATGCTGTTGGGTTCATAGATGCTGACAACTATCTCAAGCCCAATCATGTAGAGCACATGGTTGCAGTGCTGCAAAAAAGTGGAGCCGATGGAATAGTAGCCACGCGAGTGATACACAGTCAAGATGACCGTGAGATGTACGTTGACCGTATTGAAAGCAACGGTGAGAACATGATTGATACCAACAGCTGGTTTCTCACTCGCAATGCCATGCACCTGATGTCACATTGGATCACTACTCCTGGTCAGCAGCTGTGGAGCGATAGGCATTTTGCCAAAGCTGTGCTGGATAGCGGTATGAGGCTGGTACGTTGTGATGAACCAACTGTGGTGTACGTGACACGCTGGGCATGGCATTATCAATATGCAGGATGGGCAGTACCAGATGATGCAGTATGGATACATACTGCAGCAGATGGCACGTTATCACATGTTAAAAATGCCAATAAATAATCAAGAGGATCAAAACATGGATGCTGTCCTATTCACCAAAGATAACTGTGTATACTGCACACAAGCCAAAGCTCTGCTGAACAGCAAGGGCTTAACATATGAAGAACGTATCATAGCATTGATAGGGCCAGATGATCGTGTGCTCAAAGAAAATCAAAGCTGGACCAATCGAGAAGAACTGTTGGCTGCAGCGCCTACTGCTAGGACAGTACCACAGATATGGTTGCATGGCGAGCATGTTGGCGGGTACACCGATCTCTTAGCACGATTGAAATAACAGATGCCTTATATAAAACGATCATTCCCACAAGCATTGGATATCGTAGACCCTGGTGTGATAGATGTCTACAGCAGTCCTACAGTTTTTGTGAACTACCAAAAAGTTGCGTTGTGGAACGCACCGACGCTAGGCACTAGCGTACTAAGCCAGCTTGCTATACCAGTATCGCCACCTTTAGAAAACTATGCACCGAATCCAGAACAGATCAACAATTATAATTCTAGTGCTGCATTAGCTCTGGCAGATCCGCTAGAGATACAATTTGCTGACGGCACTATAGCTTATCAAGCCCAAGGAAATCCGCCCGGGCCTAACACATCAGATCCTAACGATCTGGCAGGCAATGCTGATCCTACGGTGGGATTTGTTACTCCGCCGGCAGGTAGCGGCGTGTGGGGCGCACTTGAATCAAATCTAAATAAGTGCGTACAAGAAGGTGATGCAGGCCAGTGGAATGAACAAGGGTCTCCTGGCAATCCAAACATACTTAATTGTTATGCACATACAGGCGGCATAGCTGCTGCACAGAGAATTGCGCCAGGCGATCAATGTCCGTGGTGTGCTGCCTTTGTTGGTACAATATTACAAGCATCTGGGACAACTGGTATGATATCGTTTTCAGTAGACAGTTATTATGATCTTGCTCGTCGGGTGTCGCAATGGGTATCTAAATGTGGTGCAATATCTATACCTGTTTCTGATCCCTCACAATGGCGTCGTAATGACGTGTGTGTGCTATCTGGTAATGGGTCGCACCATGTGGCATTTATACGAGGAGTCGATCTGCAAGCTGGGCGAATACGATTGGCCGGCGGCAACCAAGGCGATAAATGCAGCGAAGTCAACTATAAAGCTGGTTCTATCAGAAACGTTGCATTCATTGGTCGTACCTGGGTGGTGCCGCCCGATGCTAACAAGCCAATAATAGGAACACTTGCCGGCGGCGGAGCTGTAAAGACACGTTGATCTTGCTATATTGATACAAGTTTCATATACTCAATTGAAATAGGGAGTATTGCACATGTTACTTGAAAAGACTTGGAAGACTGACGATATCTGCACACTAAAGCTGGCTAGCGGCGAAGAGTTAGTAGCCAAGATAGTAGATTCGGACGACACTATGGTGGCGATTGTTAAGCCGTTGGTAGTGAACATCAGCGTTGATCCGCAGACCAACCGAGTCGGAATACAGATGATACCCGGATTCATCATCACTGCTAATCCGGATGCTAAGCTGCGTTTGAGCCTGCACAGCATAGTGACCATCACTCCCACTGAAGAAAACATCAAGAAAAGTTATCTAGCCAACACCAGCAGCTTGACCATACCAGCTAGTGGTAACCAAAGCCTGCGGTTCTAACAGCGTCATGGATGATGCTACACCAACTCCTAAACCAAGCATGCACTGGCCGCAAGGGCAACCCTGTAGCCACTGCGGCTTGCCAACAGTGTCTGAGCTGCACAGGTTTGAGGGCAACGGTGTGCGCAGAGAATACTGGGCGCCCCTTTATCACCTTGCTGAGAAGAATCTTGGGTTCTGTGGCCCGGCGTGTGTAGCAGACTGGATGATGGTTCAATTGGCCGTGCAGCCCGAAAATGTGCCAGTGAAAAAGTTCATAGTCTCTAGCCTCGACGATGTACGCCAGGGTAAATCATGGCGTAATGGTGCGAAATGAAAGGCATGATCAAAATTGACCAGTTTATCATCGAATCAACTGGTGTGCGGGTAGTCATATTAGGTGACAACGACACCAATGGCAGGCTGTTGGCTATGGCTGTGCTGACACCACCTAAAGGCTTTATCATGACTGCTGATCACGGATGCATACCCGACCCTGCAATCATTACAGTTGACAACTCAAAAAGTGATGCTATAAATACAGTGTGATGTTGATATTCACTGAACACGTTCTGGACCCCGGTTCGAATCCGGGCAGGTCCACCATAGATACACACTAAACTAGGTTCAGGTATTTTCCGAAAGCCTATGTTGATAGCGACAGCCTGGAAGCTGGAGTAGGCAGTTTATGTGTGTATCTTTGCTGGGCCTGAGTTGGGCATCGACAGGCGAACTAGGCAGGATGGAGTCACCGGGATCTAAGCGCCGTTACCGCGAAGAAAACTACAGTTGCAAACGATAACTTTGCTCCTTCTTACGAGGCTATTGCAGCGTAAATGAGTTTTTGGCAGTTTTGACTTGGAAACAGAATAAAACTGCCGCTTACACACAAGGACACAACAATGCCAAATTGGCCAAACAGTGTTTTAGTTGATAGAGTTGAGTATCCGCTAACAACACCGGGCACATCCATTGAGACTAAACTGATTAACGGCATCCATGAACTAATACCAGTGATGCGGTTTTACACTGTTATTGACGGCTGCACAACAAAACTTAAAACCAAAGTAGAGTTTGTGCATACAAAAGACACAGTAGATCACAGTGCTGTTCGAACATTTGTTGACGATGTAACTAAAGAAATTGAAATGGCAATCGCAGCCTAATTAATAATTGGCCTGCAAAGGATAACTGATGATCAAATGGTATAAGTTTTTAAGAAAACAAGGCTATTCGATAAGTATTTCCTTTTCTAGTGCAATATATAACTGCAGACACTGGTACCCCGAAGGCGAATGGCCTTATGGAATGAAGAAAAAATATAAAGGAAACAACTATGGCAATGAATCATCAATCTAAGAAAAAGACAGATGAAGATTTGATTGCTGAGTTTTTAAACAAGGGCGGGTCTGTTACCACCGGCAAAACAAAGCCAATGGCTAGCGAACTTGGTATTAGCAATCACACTTGGAATCAAAAACTTACCAAAGCAGAAAAAGACGCCAAGAAGTGAACTGGATAGAAATATACGAGAATTGTCATGCATAAGATAACACACTGGGCAGACGAACTTGGCATATTCGATGATACCATGGATCAATATGCATTTCTCATTGAACTTGCAAAAAAACCAACAACGTTGCCCGGCGAACTTCGCACAGAAGACAAACTTGTGAATGGTTGTATCAGTAAGATATGGGTAGACGTGGGAGAGATTGACGGGCGAACCAGAGTGTATTACGACAGCGACGCACTGATAACCAAAGGGGTCACACACGTAATTTGCGATTGTTTCGATGACCTACCAATAGATCAGGCCAAACAAATCACTAAGAGCCAATTTACCCAGATTGGATTGGAGGGTATCTTGAGCAGCAATCGTCGCAATGGGTTGTCGAGCCTTATAGAAACACTACAAATCAAGATTGCAAGTTTGTAACCTTCATGCTATCATGATATCTATAGGACTCTTGCAATGCTGATAGGATCGTGATGCCAAAATACATATTCGTAACTGGGGCGCCTGGCAGCAAGTGGTGCAGTGTGGTCAACAGCATCTATCATAGTGCTGACATTGACCGCGGTGACTACAGTGATTCTCGAACCTATCGTCGCGATCTTAGTGGTCAGATGGAACTTGCACACCAAGGTGCATATTTTGATCCTGGCATGGAATTTGGTGATTGGTTCGAAGAGCTAGATGCAAACACCAAGGCCGTGTGTGAAGCTGAGTTTGATAGGCCCTGGGCAGGACATGCGCTGGGCGGTATCAAGATAATCAAAAGCCATATGTTCGCAGCCCAGATTGACTTCTTGCGCGAAACTTGGCCAGATTGTCCAGTGGTGTTAGTACATCGGTCAGAGGATGCGTGTTTAGGGCAGTGGGTACGTTGCGGTGAATTCCGTATCGCGTACCCAAAATATACATACTATAAGAATCTAGACAATATGGCATGGCATATAGATTATCAAAACAACGGTATTTTGAATGCTGCTGCACGCGCAGACGTGGACTTTGACATAGTGGATAACCATCATCTCTGCCAGAGGCTAGGCATCAAAACACCCACAGATCATTGGCAAAATTACCCAAGGTCAGACGTAAAAGTCGCAGTTTTAAAATAGGCTCTTGTGAAAACAGTCATAGAATGCTATAACTAGCTGATGAAGAAGCAATCTAACGAAATACAAAAACTCACTGACTATCAACATCACCGTCTGCGCACGGAGATGTATCTTGGTAGTCGAAGCCCACACAGCCAGACGATCGTGAACTGGGACGGCAAGGCCCTGAAGCCAGTGGAGATGACATGGACTCCTGCAGTCTATTGCGCATTCCGTGAGATATTAGACAATGCCCTTGACGAAGTTGTTGGGCACGGGCATGGCACTAGTGTCGGAGTTACCTATGATCAGAAAGAGATGCTGTTCACTGTCAGCGATGACGGTAGAGGTATCCCGATTGACTGGGATGAGAATGAAAACATGCACAAAGCAACGTTGGCTTTGACGCAGGCTCGTGCAGGTCGTAACTTTGGGGCTCGCGAAGAAGTGCGCGGTACCAACGGCATCGGGGCCAGCACTGTGGTTAGCTGCAGCGAACATTTCACGTTGGATATCATTAGAGACGGTAAACGCTTCCAGCAGACATTCCGTGAAGGAAACGCTGCATTTGACGAGCTCGATATACGCGAACCCAAGATCACTAACAATAGTGGCAAGACTGGAACTACGGTTGAGTTCAAGCTCAGCAAGGATGTGTTCAAGAAAGCTAATCTGCCGCTAGCCTTCGTTAAAGCACGCATGACAGAAATTGCGGCAAATCATCCTAAAATTCGCTTTAGTTTCAATGGCACTCGCGTTGTAGTTAAGCCAACAGTAGCCAAGACCTTCTTTGAAGGTAAATCTGTAATCACTGTTGATGTTAACGACAAGAACTTCAAGAGCACGTTCTATTTGGTGCCAAACTTTGCTGAAGACGGCGAATACCTGCATACTACTGTGAACGATATCCCTGCATTCAACGGCGGGCAGCATATTGATACATTCAAGCGCATATTCTATGGTGGATTGGTGCGTGCCCTTGAGCGCGAAAGCAAGCGTCGTGGATTGACACCTAATCGTAGCGATATCGCAGATGGATTGTTGATCTATAACGTCACAGCAATGCACGCTCCTAACTTTGATAGCCAAAGCAAGACGCGGCTGATCAACGACGATGTTGATGGCTATATCAAAACTGTGCTTGAAGATGAAAACACCTTAAAGAACATAATCAAGAACAACAAGACTTGGATCGACGAGATCTATGCACGCTGTGCTGCACGCACACAGAAGAAAGATGATGCCGAGCTAGCCAAGCAAGCACGCAAGATGATGCGTACCAAGGTGCCTAAGCTGTTGGATGCCAATGGCAAAGATCGTACCAAGTGCGTGCTGTTGATCACAGAAGGTGACAGCGCCAAGACCATGGTTAGTGCTGTGCGCGATCCAGAGGTACATGGTGCATTACCACTGCGTGGTAAAATTTTAAATGTGCGCGGCGAAGCACCCAAGACCTTGTTGGACAATCAGATACTCATGGATCTCATGACCAGCATTGGCTGTGCACTGGGACAGCGTGCTGTGCGTGCTGATCTGCGCTACGGACAAGTTTGGCTAGCAGCTGACCAAGATCCAGATGGCGCTAACATCACAGCACTATTGGTCAACTTCTTCTACTTGCATTGGCCCGAGCTGTTTGATCCCAAGCTGCCCACGTTCTTCTACGCACTACAAACTCCGTTTATCATCCAAGAAAAAGGCAAGAACCGTCACTATTGGTATGCTGATGATTATCATACCTACAATGCCAAGGACTGGAAAGGTGCGCCAAAACCAACCCGTGCTAAGGGTCTCGGGTCGTTAGAAGAAGCAGATTGGCGCCACAGCTTGGTCAAACCAAAGTTGATACCTATCAACGACGATGGTAACTTAGGCGACGCATTAAAGTTGATATTTGATCCCAAGGGCGCTGACGCTCGCAAGGATTGGATTGCGCTGGATGTCTGACACTAGAGTTTGCATGGGAAAGTTTCAGGTCAATCGCGACGTTGGTGATTGGCTGCTAGACAATGCCAAGCTAATCATGTTCTACACTCAAAACCAATCGCTGATAGAATGGTGTGAAGAACACATCTCATCATTCAACAGTGGCCGTTTGGTGATAATCACAGAACCGTTTCGCACCTACGATGAGATCGGCGTGTGGATGCCGATAGATAACACTAGCGATCTAGTGCTTTGGAAGCTACGACCAGAATGGAAACAGAATGAGCACATATAACAACACCACTGACTACATCAAGGGTACCAGCCGAGACTACAGCATCTATGTGTGCCAGACTCGTGGTATTCCCAGTGTGTGTGATGGGCTCAAGGATGCACAGCGCAAAGCACTGTTTGTGATCAAACCCAAGAGCGACAAGATCAAGACCATTTCTCTGGCAGGCGAGATGATCAGCCAAAACGTTTACTTGCACGGTGACGCTAGCGCAGCAGAAACGCTAAGCTTAATGGCTGCACCCTATTGCAACAACGTACCATTGCTGCACGGCATCGGCGCGTTTGGTACCAAGGTTGGACCAACTGATTGGGGTGCAGCACGTTACACGTATCTCAAGCGCAACACGCATACCGATGCACTGGTGTTTACTGATTACGATATAGTACCACTCAAAGAAAACTACGACGGCAGCGTGCTTGAACCCAAGAACTATCTACCGTTGGTGCCAATGGTACTGCTCAATGGTATTAGCGGTATCGCAGTTGGTTGGAGCACTGACATCCTGCCGCGTGCGCTGGATGACATCATTGACGCTACTGTTGCTGCACTGGACGGCAAGACTATCAAAATATTGGTGCCGCGCTATGACTACCTCAACTGTGGTGTGCGCAACATTGCTGGTAACAGCTGGGAGTTTACGGGCCGCTGCCGCATTGACGGTAGCACTGTGTGGATCGAAGAGCTGCCACCAGATCTCAGCCTCGAGAAGTTCAAAGCGCGGTTGAACACCATGGAAGAAGAGGACAAGATCCAGACCTACATTGATCGCAGTACCAAAGAGATCCGTATCGAGATACGCTTCAAGCGCGGCACGATCAACGGCTGGACCGAAGACACTGCTATCGACTATTTCAAGCTGCGTAGCAAAGCTACTGAACGAATTGTAGTATTGGATTGGAACGGCAACAGCGTGCGCCAGTTTGAATCTGCAGAACAGGTAATAAAAGAGTATGTAGAATGGCGGCTAGGTTGGTACAAGATCCGCTATGAAAAACTGATAGCTGATTTAACCTACCAACTGAATTGGAACTTGGCTATCAAAGCTTGCATAGATGGACAATTACCGCAGTTCTTACCCACTGCTGATGACAAAGCTGCTATCGTTGCTAAGGTAAACGCACTGTGTGCTGCTATTGTGCTAGATGACGATCAGATAGACCGCATTGCCAGCTTGCCTAGCTATCGTTGGGCCAAGGATACCTATGCTGATGTGGTAGCTAAGATAGCTGATATAACCAAGACGATCGCAAGCCATCAGACAGTCTTGGTCGATCCTGCACTGCAACGAGCACTATATAAGCGTGAGGTCCAGGCACTTAAGAAACTGCCTAAGATAGACCGATGATCAACTGGGCACCAAGTTACTGCACATTGTTTGATCAAGAGATATGTATCAGACTAGACATAGACATAGCAAGGTTGCAAAATATAGCAAAGCTGTCATCAATTAACTTTAAAGGAGAGTAATATGGCTGTGACACGTGCTATTAACACAACTACTACCGATGATCAAAGTTTGCGCGAATACATGATCGGTGTTTACAATAACATGGGGATTGGCTTGTTACTGAGTGGCATTGTTAGCTACATCATAGGTACTGACCCCACCCTCGTTGCCATGTTCCTTGGCGGACCACAAGCATGGCTTTTTATACTTGCGCCGCTTGCCATGGTATTTGTCATGTCATTTATGATTGACAAAATGTCTGTGACTGTTGCAAGATTTATGTTCTATGCATACGCCGCTGTTATGGGTATTAGTTTGTCCAGCATCTTTATAGTATATCAGTTGGGCAGTGTTATTCAAGTTTTTATGATCACTGCTATCATGTTTTTATCAATGAGCATATATGGATACACAACCAAACGCGATCTTACGTCGCTGGGTGGATTTTTTCTTATGGGTCTGTTCGGCTTAATTGCAGCTAGTATTTTAAATATATTCATGCAAAACTCTGCATTGGATTTTGCAATTTCCATCGTAGGTGTGGTGATTTTTGTTGGGTTAACTGCGTATGATACACAACAGATTAAAGATATTTTCTATAAAACGCACGGCGATGATAGGTCAAAGGCTGGTATCATGGGTGCACTGTCCTTGTATTTAGACTTTGTAAACCTTTTGCTGAATTTGCTGAAGTTAGTAGGCGCTAAAAAGTAATAGACAAATATCAAATAAAATAGCCGTAGTATACGGCTATTTTTACCATCAAGGATACGCATATGTCAGATTGGCTATACGAAGCAACGTATACACAGGCAATAGCAGAATCGCTGCGAGTTAAATTGTACGACGCTGAACAAAAACTAGAAATGCTACGGTTAAAAGTCTACTACAACACAGACTTTGAAGGGCTGTGGCCTGTGGGTACTAGTGCAGTAGTTGTTGCAGAATCTGTGGAGCAAGCAGAATTGCTGTTAACTGACAAGCTTGCAGCAATTGGTCTTGCATACAGGGGTACCATGACTGAAATGGACATGACTGTGCCCCATGCAGTGATCCTACAAGACGGTAATTACTGATTGACAAACGTTTTACGTGTGCTACTTTATTGATGTAGATGACTATACAGTATGGAGTTTCAAATGTATGTGACTAAAACTATCCGCGATGTTGTTCTTAGTGTGCTTGGGGTGGCAATCTTTGCACTTGGTGCGTATGTGCTTACCCATTCATACGAAACCGGCCGTTGGTTGAAATCTGTGGATGATGCTCGGTATTTCGAATTAGATCAAGATGTGGGAGTGTCAAAATGAGCACTGCTGCATTGGGCGACGTCATGTCAGTAAAAGATCTTGCCGACCTAGTTGATCAGCGCTACCGAGAGCATGCTCAACTTGCGCAGTTAGTTATTAACGGCGCGGCGTCTGAAACAGAGCTACTAAAAGCTAGCGATGCACTAGGGCATGTGCAAAACGAATTAGCTGCAGCACTGGTTGATACGCCCCAGGATAAGAGACGGCGATAACATAGCATGCACTATGATTTCATAGAGATAGGTACGTCTGATTTTGATACGCTGTGCCAATCGGTACCTGATGGACAAGTAGGCCTAAGTGTTGAACCAGTCAAAGTGTATCTAGACAGGCTACCCGTCAGACCAACCATGCACAAGCTATGGAGTGCGATGGTCACAGATGAGCAGTACACTCGCAGTGCTTCTGTTGATCTATACTTCATACCAGACAGTGACATTGCACTGCACGGCCTTGGCAGTTGGATGAAGGGTTGTAATTCCATTGGCAAACCTCATGAGTTCCACACTGGGTACTATCCTAACATAGACAACTGGCATGCAACAGACGATCGTGCTGCGTTGCCCAAGTGGGATCTATTAGCAGCAGGTGTTGTAAAGATTGTGCAGGTTCCTTGCATCACCTGGGGCATGCTGATAGACCAGTTTGACATTGGCACAGTTGATCTACTCAAGACAGATACAGAAGGCATGGATGCCGATCTGCTGATCAACATGTTGATTGAGTACACACGTCGAGGCATGCGTGTTAGCTTGCCTAAGAAGATACAGTTTGAAGACAATGCCCACACAGACGTGAAGCGCATGTTTGTAGCCAAAGAGCTGTTAACTGTCTGCGGTTATAACGTGATAACACACCCGCATGGCAAGGATTCGTGGGCAGAACTGATCCAATCGGAGTACGTGTAATGTCAGACGCTGAACAGGTCTGGGTCCTAAACTGGCAACATCTCGAAGATCACGCAGTAATGGAACGCATAGAATGGCTAAGGGATAACCTAGTAGCAGGCACTGATTGGGGAGTGTGCAACGACCCGCGCATCTGCGTGCTAAAGACCGAGTCTGCTGGTGTGATGTATCGCATGCGCTGGTTTGATGGTAGCCAAAGCAGCTTTGATCCATATAGATCAGATTCGGTGCTACGCAGATTCCTGGTCAAACCTACAGATGAAGAAGCAGCGGCGCAATGACTGTGAAAGAAGTATCTGTCCACGCACTGCGTGATGATTTAATGGTCCAACAACAGGTGCACACCCGCTGGCAGCACATGGTTGGTGTGATCATGTTAAACCAAACAGGTCGCAAGCCTGTTAAGACTGTACTACCAGAATTCTTGAGCAGGTGGCCAAACGAAGAGTCGTATCTTTACAGCACGCCAGATGAAGTGATACCTGTGATACGTCCACTTGGTTTCTACAATCGCAGAGAGAATACCCTACGCAAGATGAGTTGCGATTTCCTAAGCTGGGATTTTAAAGATGCAACCAAGCTGTATGGTATAGGCCAGTATGGCAGTGAAAGCTATCGGATCTTTTGGCTAGGTGAACGGTTTGAACCGCAAGACAAGGAACTGCGGCGATACCTTGGTTATCCACAATTAGAGAAAGCTACTGCATGAGCACATTGATATTTGGCCGAGGGTTTGTTGGAAAAGCCACTGCTGGTATACTGAACTGTGATATTGCATGGTACGATCCAGCCCAGGGTTACGATCAAGTAGACCTGCGGGCCGTTGATCGCGCAATCATCTGTGTACCCACACCCGATCACAAAGATGGGTTGGATCATTCTGCAGTGTACGAGTGCTTAAACTATCTTGCCAGCAGAGGTTGGGCAGGACCTGTGGCAGTACGCAGCACTTCTATGCCTGCTGCATTTGATAGCATGCTGTCTATAAATGCCAATTTGGTATACTGGCCAGAATTCTTGCGTGAGGCACGTGCAGCAGCAGATGCAGCTAACCCAACGCAGGTAGTGCTAGGAGGGTCTAATGAGATCGTGCATCAATGGCGCATATGGTTGTGTGGCATGCAACATGCACAGTCGGCCTGCTGGACGCTCACAGATATCAAGACGGCTGCAATGATCAAGATTGGCATCAACTCTGCTCTAGCTGCCAAAGTCATGTTGTTTAACAGCTTGTATCAAGCATGTCAAACCACTGGTGCCGATTGGGCAAGCGTGCGAGCAGGAGTTGGATTAGATCCGAGGATAGCCACCGGGCAGACCATGGTACCTGGACCGGATGGGTACCTTGGGTTTGGAGGTAAGTGCTTGCCCAAGGATATTGGCGCACTAGCTGCCATGCTGCCAGATGATCAGTTACTGCAAGGCATTATTGCTCAGAACGCTGCGGTACGAAATGGCATAAATTAGTATATGAGATATGATGAAGTGATCAATGGTGCTAGCAAAGCACTGATTTGGAGCAGGTTAACTGATACGTTCCTGTTCATCTTGCGCAGTGAACTCTGCAGCCATCCGTTGCAGTGGGACGTGGCCGGCGGCCATGTAGATGCAGGCGAGAACTATAAGCAGGCATTGTACAGGGAAATTGTTGAAGAGATTGGACGAGATCTCAGCGATGCTCCGATCAGATTGCTCAGCGAGACTACAACAGAACAACCGCACTTTGTCATGCGCAACTATGTGGTATGTGTACCAGAAGAATTTGAACCCAAGCTCAACTGGGAGCATGTTGAGTTCCAGTGGAAGAGCCTGGAAGAGATGCCAGAACCAGTAACGTTCAACATAGACATGTTGCTCAGCAACGACCGCGCTGCTGTGCGACTCAAAGAATTCCAAGAGCGTTGCAGAAAAGCTGGATAATGCCAAACGTAAATCATTTCTGTATGGCCCCATTCACGAGTTTATCATATACCTCGTGGAGCAATAATGTAAAACCTTGTTGCCAATGGCCCGATTTCAGAGATGGCAATGCGCCTAGTTGGGATCTTGGTATAGTAGATACATACCCAGATCCGTTGAATCATCCAAACATGGAAGCATTAAGGCAAACTATGCTGTCTGGTAAATCGCATCCAGGGTGTTCAAGATGTGACTATAAATCTTCTCTTGGTATAAACAGTGCCAGAGATAACAGCAACCAGCTGTTCCACAATCACAACACTGCTACGGCTCTGTTACGCTCAATTGAATTGAACCTTGGTAATCTCTGCAATATGAAATGCCGCATGTGCAATAGCGGTAATAGTAGCAGATGGATAGAAGATGAAATTGTCTTAAAAGGCAAAAGTCATCGCAAGCTAATGCGCCGCAGCATTGATGACTTTACAATGGACATGAGCCATGTAGAATTTTTAAGATTTGTTGGCGGCGAACCGCTATTAGAACAAAAAACCATAATAGCAGTATTAAATAAGATACAACGCGATCGCGGATCATTAAAAGATTTAGACTTGGCTATAACAACTAACGCCAGCGTTGCAATAGAAGATGCACTTCTAAGTTTGATTTCTGATTGTAGGGCTTTCTTATTAGATGCAAGTATAGATGGCATAGGTGCTGTCAACGATTATCAGCGCACAGGTGCACACTGGCCCGACATAGAGAAAAACCTGCGTACATGGCATGATCTCAAGGACACATGGCCTATGCCTTATATCTGTGTAGCAAGTTGCTGGACACTGTTAAACGTGCATCATTTTCCTGAATTTATTAGATGGGTTACATCAAATATACCAAAGTATTCTATCATTGGACAGATAGTAATTGATCGACCGCAGCTTGCACCGAGAAATCTGCCATACACAGTCAAGCAAGATCTCATATCACAGATATCTAATATGACCGGATACAACACTACTGGATTAGAGCAAAAACAAGAAATCACAGAACTTACCAAATTGATATTAAATGAATTACACACCCCTGCTGATCTTGACCTTGAATCTGTAAAAGATATTATTGCGCAACTAGACACGCTGCGTAATGAAAGCTTTGCTGATATAGAACCTAATATACACAACGCTATATTCTCAAATTGAGATCAATCATCTAAGATCTTTGGTTGACATGCTAGCACATTGTGCTATTGTAAGCACATGTTTGATGTAGATGAACTAGCAGAACAACTTGGCACACGCAAGACCGTGATCGGTGTTAGCGGCGGTGTAGATAGCATGCTGCTTATGTACATTATCAGCCAGAATCTCAATAAATTCCGTTGTGATATCAGTGTTGTAACTGTCAATCATCGCTTGAACGCTAACAGTGACGCTTGGGCAGTTTTTACCCAACACCAATGCGATAGGATGGGCTTGCACAGTAATGCGGTGTCAGTAGTTACTGTTGATACAGACAAAAATCTAGAAAACAGTGCCAGAGTTGCTCGATACCATGCCTTTCGTAGTTTCAATCCAGAAGCTATCGTGTTAGCACATCATGCAGATGATCAAGCTGAAACTGTGCTGATGAAGCTGTTTCGTGGTGCAGGGGCTCGCGGCCTTAAAGGCATGGAAAAATACAGCCCTGCTTGGTTTGATCCCGCAGTGTTAATGTGCCGTCCTATGTTGGATTGCAGCCGAGCAGAGATTGAAACCTATGCAAAGCTGTGCGAAGTACCCTACATCACAGATCCCAGCAATGCCGATACCAAGTATGACCGCAATTGGTTGCGCAACACTGTGATTCCAGAGATCCGTGCTAGGAACCCGCAAGCTGTGGCAAACATCAGCAAGACTGCAAGCATCCTAGGTGAAAGCTTGGAATTGATGCGCGATCTTGCAAACATTGACCAAGCTGCCGCCACGAGAGCCGATGGCACATTAGATTGGCCAACACTGTGCTCACTTAGCAACACCAGATTGAAAAACCTCTTGATGCATGTGCTTGAACAGAACGGTGTACATGGTTACAGCACTGATCATATTGAAGAATTTTCTAATGGGTTGCTGCATGCTAATAGCGATAGCCGCAACGAGATGCGCATTGGCAGCTTCAAAATGCACAAGCTAGGGCACAGAGTTATACTTGTACAGTGCACCTAGCTGAGCCTGCAGTGATAAATTAATATAGCATCTCGGAAGGAGTGCTCTAAACATGCGTGCAGAAGCCTGCACCACACTGAGGAGAATAGATGGCTTTTCGGCCTATGTTGGCGCCGCTTTCGGTGCTGATCTGGGCAGCTACGGCGATCATCCACGGGGCCCATGCCACAGAGCACCCTCACGTTCGCGCCGAGTTGTATCACGATCAATACAATAAATCTTGCCACCCCACGGTCTATACAGACTGTGACTCAATAAGGTACGACTTGGTATTAGCCAAGTACCAAGTTGACAAGACCGACGACCCAATGGGCGCAGTGGCCGATCTAGCAGAACAGTATCGAGGTTTCACTGAAAAGCAAGATCGCGACAAACTAGAACAGTTGTTTAGCGACACGCTCGGTCTAGAGATAAATCCAAGACGAACTCCCTGGTGTGCAGCATTTGTTAATGCCGTACTGGTTAAGTTGGGATATGCATACAGTGGCAGCATAGAATCTGTCAGCTTTGTCAAATACGGCATTGCTGTAACGATACCAGCCAGGGGCGATATAATAGTTCTCAAGGGTGTGGGAGGTCGCAGCCCGACACATGTTGGGTTCTTTGTTGGCACGACTATCATGCATGGTCGGCTGTATTATGGCGTGCTAGGTGGCAACCAAAGCAATGCTGTAAAAGTCAGCTATTTTCCTGCTAGCAAGGTCATTGCCATACGCAGAGTTGGTTGACATTTTTGTGCGTTGTGCTATCTTAATAGCATGAAAGACTACGATCTCAGAATAATGCGCACACCAGAACAGGGCAGCTATTACATAGTGGATTTCACTGTGGACGGTGTACCGTTTGCTCGCCGAGAATTCCCGGGTCATAGCAAACTCTATGCTCAGAGTGCTGGTCAAAACTGGATCGACGGTGTGTTGTCTGAGAAGCATTTTACTATGGAAGAATTCTTGTTAGCAGGAGCGTACATTGGACCATGATCATGTGAAAGCACTAGAGCTAGAGATAGCTATACTCAAGACCAAGCTGCAGCCGCATGACACTGGGCATATACACACTGCTATCGGTGTGCTAGAAGCAAGAATCAATGAGATACTAGGCAAGGAATCTGTACATGACTGACCGTAATCAAGCGCCCGATGGTGCAGCATTGCCGAAGATGCTGATCTTCATATTGCTGAGCATGATGAGCCCATTTTTCACCATCTTGGCGCTGAACACCGTATTCCCAGCGCTGGCCATACCCAGCAATTTTTACACATGGCTGTCGGTAATTTGGCTGCATGCTGTGGTGATTGCAGGGCAACGTGCTGCGATTCGCACAGCAGGTCGAAACGTAAAACATGACTGACATGGCCACTTGGCCCAGCGGAAACATAGTGCGCCTGGGCCCGATGGACAGATATAAAGCTAGTGCAGTAGTAGCTTGGTTGCACGAGCAGCACGGTGGGTCAAACTGCTGGGAGGACTACAGTAGCCACGGTCTTACTGGCTATAGGGGCGGGGTGTTTAGAGTCAAGTCACTGAGAGTGGAAAACGCAGAGTACATGCTAGATGTTGCGCTGCCAGATAACAGTTCGGCTATGTTGTGCTACCTCAACTGGATCTAAGATCCAATAATAAGTATTCGATGGGAGAGGCTAAGATGATCACAACTACATGCGGCATACTGATCACAAACGGCACAGATCTATTGATCTGCCGTCCAACCAATAGCTTACAATGGGACATACCCAAGGGTCGACAGGACCCTGACGAATCCTATGCAGACACTGCTATCAGGGAACTGCGCGAAGAAACTGGTATCAGCGTCAAGGAAGATGACCTCACTTATATTGGCCTGTATGATTACAAGCCTACCAAGCAGCTAGCGCTGTTTAGGTGCTATGTTGATAACATGCCTGACCCGGCACTGTGCCACTGTGAAAGCAAGTTCTTGCAAGACGGTGAACTGTATCCAGAGATGGATCGTTTCGCAGTGACTCATGTAGCTGGTGCAGTTTGGTTGATGAATCCTAACATGAACCGGATCCTAACAACCGTTTTCTTGGGAGGTTAAGCATACCAAGCGTAATGATTGATATTGAGACCATGGGTACCAAAGCTGATTGCACTGTGCTAACGATCGGCGCTGTGCAGTTTGATCCTAACGTACCAGGACACATGCCTAGCACGCTGTATCTGCACTTAGACATAGAAGAGCAACAGGCTCTCAATCGATCTGTGGATGCTGATACCATGACATGGTGGGCGACACAGGACGCTGTGGTACGTGACGAAGCATTTAAGCTATATGGTCGTGTAAAGCTGGCAGATGCACTTGCAGCACTGAGTGCATTTGTGCTGGAGGCTGATACAGTTTGGTCGCAAGGGCCAACCTTTGACATGATCATACTGGAGAATCTCTACACTCAGATGGAAATGCCAGTACCGTGGCGCTACAGCCGAGTGCGCGATAGCAGAACGTTGTTTGCAGTGCTTGGGGATCAACGTCCCGTTGATAGATCATCGGCGCATAATGCTCTCAGTGATTGTATATATCAAGCACAGGGTGTGCAGAACTGCATAGCATCTATCACTAAATGAAAGTGATAATCTCCAGAAAATTAATTGTCTCTGAGCAGTGGAAAGATGTTAACACTGCAGACTATCGCAATTATATGATAGAGTTGTGCAAACTAGACGCTGTAGAATCATGGTTACGAGACCGCGATCTTACTCTCAACATGGAGAACGTGCGTCATAAAGATGCATCTGGTCATTACATAGTAAATATCTTTTATGCTGAGCTAACACCAGAGCAGCAAATAGAACTACAACTTACATTTGGTTGATAGGTCAAAAGAAAACCCAGGATTTCTCCCGGGTTTCTCATACGTAGGCTAAGTTCTATTAGAACTTGATGGTCAATCCAACAGTAGCTGCGTCACCAGTTTCGTTGAAGTCTGCATCGTAGTTACGAGCAATCTTCGCAGATACGCTGTAGGTCTTGTTCAGCGCATAAGTTACGCCAGTAGCAAGCTGGTGGCTTTCGTAGTCGTTTGCAGTGTCAAACGCATTGCGATAGCGGTAGCTAAGTGCATTAAGCGTAATGTCGTCGTTGACCTTGTAGTCAGCTGCGCCATAGACTGCATAGTATGTGAAGTTGTCTGTGGTGAAACGCTCACCGATACCAACCTTACCGCTCAGGGCAACACCTGAGAACGCAGGCATTGCATAACCAGCTTGTACTTCGATGTTCTGCTTCAACAGCGAAGCTTCTGACTGCGACGTGCTGATAGCAGCACCTGCGCTGAATCCGCCGTCAAACTTGTGAGTGTAGCTTGCAGCAAACGTGTCCTTGTCCTTGGTGCCAAAGCTGTCAAGCACAAAGTCTTGTCCATAGCTGAAGCTAATAGAATCAACTGATGCAGGAGCAGCAGCTGCAACTGCAGGAGCAGCAGTCTTGCTTGGGAGATCAGCAGCAAATGCTACCGAAGCTGTTGCCAACAAGGCAACAAGTGTTGTAGTGATGAGTTTCATAGTAGTTCCTTCATGTTGTAGCGGTCCATTTTGGATCCTCGGACCAGCTCGGTTAACCAATTGTCATTAATGACTAGCTATATTTAACAGCAAAGGCTCAAAAGAGCAAGATCTTGCAGCACAAATAATCACACGAATGATGTTGCAATGTAACAAAACTAATGGTTGACAAGCTGCACACTTATGCTAATGTGAGGACAAGGGAGCACATCATGACCAAAATCATCGTTTTTGACATCGACGGCACTATTGCTAACATGGAGCACCGGCGCCATTGGGTTGCAACTAAGCCCAAGAACTGGCGTGCGTTTAACGCTGGCATGTCGCAGGACACTGTGCATGAGGACATTGCTAGCCTCATGGATATGTTTGCTGACAAGGATTATACCATCCTGCTGTGCAGCGGTCGAGGCGAAGAAACTCGCGGTGTGACCGAAACTTGGCTGGCAGACAACGACCTGCCCTACAAGCAGCTGTACATGCGAGCAGCTAAAGACTACAGGCAAGACAGCATCGTTAAGGTCGAGCTGCTGGATCAAATCCGTGCACAGCATGGTAATCCCTGGCTGTGGCTTGATGACCGCCAGCAAGTTGTTGATGCAATCCGTGCGCAGGGCGTTCGCGTTCTGCAAGTGGCACCCGGCGACTTTTGATGAAGTTGGTTGATGTCAAATGGTACTGCGCGGGACACGGCAACGTGGGGATCGTTTGCATGGATGATCCCCACGAAGGCACGGTCTACTATATTGGTCAGTGCAGTGGTACTAGCATAGAGCTAGACATTGAACACATCAGCAACTGGGGCAGCAGGTTTCCTGTAGATGCAGGTAATGTATTGTTTGGCTATGCAGAAAGCAAGCACTATGACACCAACTGAATGGTATAGTGAAAAGAAGAAGGCATACCTAGAACGCTATGGCACTGCGTGGAAACATCTTTCCATGTATGGCGACAGCCAAGATTCAGAAGTATGCGAAACTGCTATGCGGTCTGGTATCGAATCACGCTTTCTAAAACCCAATGGAGCAGATGAAATTGAAATGGTTGCTAATGCAATCATGATCAGAGACTACATCAACGAACGACACAATAGTGCTAAGTAGTGATAATGAGTGACTTTGATAGAAAAGTTATGTATGTTTAACATGTAATTCAACACGTGAAAAGGTTTGGCAATGCCTACATTATGGGTATTAGGTGGTAGTTTTGCAGTACCATATCCAAGTGCTAGCAATTACATACATATATTGTCCCAAGGTCTTGGATTAGAAATTAGTAGCTATTCTATGGGCGGATCTAGCATACCTCACATGTGTATGGAACAATGGCCGCAGATACGTGATCATATCAGCTGCGGCGATGTAGTATTGGTTGCTCTCACAGCACCGCATCGGACCTATTTCTTATCAGGTCATCCAACTATTAGCGCACTATCTGAACTACACAACCACACAACAATTATGTCATCAGATGACATACCTACTGAAGAAAAATCTGCATTAATTAATTATTATACGTATCTTCATAGGGATCCGCTGAATCTTAGTTGGTTGCGATCCTGGTTTTATGAGTTAAATCATGTATGCATTGAGCGAGGGGTAGTTGCTATAGTATTAGACGGCGCCCATCATAGTGATTTGATCACAATTGACGACGATTGGTCCGTTGTGCGATCCATATGGCACACGGTTACCTCAACATTCAAAAACAAACTTGATAGTTTTGATACTAATAGATATGGTAACACCGGAGATGTTGATAGCAGTGCGTGCCAATCATTAATCAGAGGACACGGCCACTTATACGGTGTAAGTAGAGAAGAACACGTAGATCGCGCATCGTTTAGTTGGTTAGAAGAACACGGCGATTTCAGAATGAATCACCTAGGAATTGTAAATCACAAGGTGCTAGCTGACAAGATAATAGCCAGCATTAAAGATGGGGCAATGCTAGACTTGACCACTGGGTTCCATACAAGATATATAGATAAGCAATATTTTAAATCAGTAGGTTGGCTACAACAGCATACTATGTGGCCACCATTTTGCGACATTGAAGGAGTTTGGCGCAAGACTTGGGGCAAGAACGTATGAAAGAGCTGATGCAGCCAGTAGATCAGCAGATCATGATGTGTGATGATCGCAATGAAGTGTTGATGATGGCATGTGCGATGCTGCAGCGTGTTAAAGAGATATTTGACAGCCAGCTGGGCACCGAAGGGCGCAAACTAATGTTTAAGGATCTTGTGAAATAAGCATAAAGTTTGTGATATTGGCTACAGTAGTTGGCGCAGCATAGACAACTTGATCCGGAGTGTAACTTGCCATTACAATGATTGGCTCGCAGACGTTTGATATACAGGAAATGCAATGACAGGTTTTTTCAATAACCACCGTGCTCAATCAGCACAGCGTGTCTTAATATTGGGTGACAGCTTTGCTGTCAAACATACTGGCTACGATGATGCAGACTCTGATAATGGTCCTAGCTGGACCATGCTGTTGGAATCAGATCCTCGTTTCAAAATTACTAACATGGCCGAAGGTGGGTCAGGCATGTGGTTCTCATTCCGTAACTTCATGAAGCATCATCATGAATATGATGTCATACTGTATGTTGTATCTGAATCGCATAGATTATACCATCCTATATCCACTGATTCTGGTATACGACACTGGAATTTCGCTGCACCCTGGTGGTTTGATGCCATAAGACACAAGCTATCAGCTCAATCATCGGACAATCCTGGGTTAAAAGAAGTGTCAGCTATAGAACTTTTTTTTGAACATCTATTAGATATAGAAGAACGAGACACATTTCAACGTTTGATGATCAACGATATCAGAACAGTTAGACCGGATTCTATCTTGATACCTGCATTCCGTGAATCTATATATGATCACCACGGGACGTGCTTAATAGACATATCTGACAGGGAGATACATCACCTCGGCTTGAGAATGGCTGATACTTTCAAGACACGCGATGAAAGACGGCTGTGCCACTTGACCAAAGAAAATAATCGCACGCTGTATGAGCATGCGGTGCGATGGATAGACGGTGAGAACATGAGCATGCATGCTGAGGATTTCGGCGTCATGTCAGCAGATGAGCTAGATAGATACTTGCCGTTGCTAACACCAGAGCGCTGGGCAGTGATAGAAAGCATGATCTAACTGGTTGACAGGCGTTCAAATTGTGTTAATGTATCACTGTATACCACAACTCGGAAAGCTACAAGATGACACACTTCCTCAAGAACGGCAGCACTTGGCGAGTGGCTGCTAACGCAGCTATGGACTTGCACAGCAAGCTTCCTCCGGGTAACTACATCGTCCGGGCTGATCAATACGGTGTGCTGTTCCTCGAAGAAATTGATGCGTTTGTCGCGCCTAAGAAGATCTATGGCAACACAATCAAGATGACTGATCGCATCCTCAATACTTTCAATGATCGTCCTGCCGCAACTGGTGTGCTGCTCACAGGCGAAAAGGGCTCAGGCAAGACACTGCTAAGCAAGATGCTGAGCATCAAGGGTGCCGAACAGGGCATGCCCACCATTGTGGTCAACCACCCTTGGAAGGGCGATGCATTCAACAAGCTGATCCAAGACATCCAACAGCCCTGCATGGTGCTGTTTGACGAGTTTGAGAAAGTCTACAATCGCGATGAGCAAGAAGCCATGCTCACGCTGCTGGACGGGGTGTTTCCCAGCAAGACACTGTTTGTGCTGACCTGCAACGACAAGTGGCGAGTTGATGCGCACATGCGCAACCGTCCGGGTCGCATCTACTACATGCTGGACTACACTGGCCTGACCATGGAGTTCATCGGAGAATACTGTGCTGATAATCTCAAGAACCTGCAGCACACAGATGGCGTTTGCAAGATCGCCAGCTTGTTCAGCGCTTTCAACTTTGACATGCTCAAGGCACTGATTGAAGAGATGAATCGCTATGACGAACCGGCACAAGAATCCATGCAGATGCTGAACACCAAGCCCGAGTTTGCCAACAGCGACGAGTACATGGTGCAGCTGATCGTTGACAACAAGCCCGTTGAAGCCAAGGACGTGGAGAACAACGGCAAGTGGAACGGCAACCCGCTGAACGGTGAGATCGACATCGGCGTGCGTGATTACGACGACGCCGGCGAGCAGGACGGGTGGGTCACCTACAGCTGGAATGGCCGTGATCTCAACAAGGTTGATGCGCATGCTGGGCAGTTTCAGTTTACCAACGAGGACGGTACAGTGGTGCTGACTCGCGTGGTCCAGCGCAAGGTCAACTACTTCATTGACTTTTGATACTAGGTAATGCGAAATCTTTGGATATTAGGCGACAGCTATGCGTCTCTTTATTTAGGTACTGATACCTACCTAAATAAAATAGCTGAGAATCTAGATTTACTGCCAAGGCTGCCCGGCGGCCTTGGCGGGTCGTCGTTACCTTATATGTTTGCTGAGCAGTGGCCCAAAATCAAACCTCAATTACAACCAAACGACCTGTTGTTGATTGCTGTCACAGGACCTCACCGTACTTGGTTCTTTCATGCGTATCCAAATATCAGTACACTTGGTTCTATAAATCCCAGCACAGTACGGCATGCAGCGCAAACAGACGCTACTGCTGCTGAGGGTATAGGCATGCTTACACAAGAGCAAATAGCTGCTTTTAACCATTATTATGTTTACCTACATCGCGACCAGTTACATCTTGAATGGTTGAGATCGTGGTTTGAAGATGTAAATGCTACATGCTGCCAATTGTGCATTAAAGCGGTAGTGCTTGACTGCTTTGACGATGGAATGGTTGATCAGTTTGCTGTTGATTCTACTATGCGGGTGAAAACAGACCATTTGCCAGCCATCATACGCGGCAATCAGTGTTTACAGTATGTGACAAAGCTCGAATATGCTAATAGTCGCACGCAAGACTATATAAATCGCAACCCAGATCCAAGGATGAACCATCTTAGCAAAATTAACCATACCATATTAGCTGAGAAGATAACACACAGCGTAACCAATGATGTTCCATTAGATCTAACTAGCGGCTGGGCATCTCGCCATATAGATTCGTCAAAGTTTGCATCTGAAGAATATCTCAAGACTGTGTTTGCATGGCCACTGTGTTATAAATTAAATCCCAACGATTTCTGATAGTGGTTGACAAGTGTACATCCTATGCTATTGTGTGTTATCTAGCATAGGATGGATTGCCATGACCGGATGGACGATGCGAGTTGATTTTGTTACTGCTGAACCGCTGGAACACGGCAATTGGTCAGCAGTAGAGTTCGAAACTGAAGCAGAAGCACGACTGTGGTGGAATGCTGCAGACACTCGGTCTGGTGTGCATCGAGTCATGACACTGACTGACCCCGACGGCAATGTAGTAGACCAGCGAGTGGTGTCGGTGGGAGTTTGGTGATGGACGCTGATGTTATCAAATATTTGATCGAAGACTCTGTTACTGTAGATATCTACGGCGACCTGCATGGGCATGACCGAGTTGCCGAAGAGATTGCTCACTACATCAAACGTCTAGAGGATCAGATCAAGAAGTTAGAATCGACGAAGTCTGTTGAACCGTGGTTTGATCGTATGGGCGGGCAGTTTACTCCAGAAGAAATTGCAGAATCAGAACGTGGAGGTCATGGCTGGTGATATACTTCAACTTCAAATTGGTTAATCCGTTTCGTTACAAAGAAACTAAGTCAAAAGACTATGTTTACAAAGAACGAGTGATCGCCAAGAACAAAAGCGTAGAGCTGCAGATCAGCAAATGGAGAACCGCTGCATCGCTGTTTACGTTTGAACTAGATTTGCGATGGAAGGGGCAGGACCATGCAGGTCCCAGCATCATGATCGAAGCATGGAAGTATTTCTTTAATCTTAAGATTTACGATCATAGACACTGGGACTATGAGAACCAAACTTGGGAAGTATACAGCGAGGAACTTCACGATGAATAAGCTTGACTATGCCCTAAGGCTGATTGAGATGCTGGCTTTAGAAATGATAGAGAGGACCCCCGATCACGGCAAGATCAAGTGGGTACTAGACACAGCCAAGTCGTTACGAAACGCAACTGAAAAGGACGCAGTGTGAAACCTGATAAAGTGATCCGAGACGGTATGGTCGCAGTGCTGTACTCTCCGGGCTATGGTGCCGGATGGTCTACGTGGGCACACAACGACGACATTGCCAAGTTCATCACCTTTGACCGACGACTGGTTGCTGCAGCAGAACGCAACGCCGCCGGTGACGAAGTTGAGGAATTGTTGTCTGACATCTTTGGGCCAGATACCTACGTGGGTACCGGTGGATGGGATCAGATCAAGATCGCCTGGGTTGAAAAAGGTCAGCGTTTTCACATTACAGAATACGACGGATCTGAGTCTATTCGATCCCACAACCCCAACGACTACTACACTGCTTAAAGGAAACCAAATAGATGATATATGTAGTGATGCGTCGCGATCGGTACCAGGAAACTGTGCAAGCAATCGCTGCATTTGATAGCCACATGGATGCATACAACTATGCAAACAGCATCGACGACGGCAACGAAAAATACGCATACCGCATTGACTCTGTGCATCTAAACCCTGCCAAGGACATCAAATGATGCGATTGCTCAACAAATTGTATGGCAAAGACGGCCCAATTTGGATAGCACCGGCGACACTGTTTATATGCTTCTTGATACCTGGGTTGATGGTATTAACACCATGGCGCCAATATGCAGTTACTGCTGCCTGGTCTGTGCAGCTTACATTTGTGACCATTGGATTTGTGTGGATATCATGGCGACGCAGGATCAAACCATGGATATGCCGTTGGTTGGTCAAACAGATGTTCCCCAACGGTGCACGGTCATTATCGGGTGGCACACAGCCAGTAGCAAGCACATCTGGCAACCTCTGCGGCGCAGGTGGGCAGAATCATCCTCCCATGACCAAGACTTGGCAAGAGCTTTTTGACGATTGGCCTGATCGCAGCATGCGAATTGTTGCCAACAAGGACAACATACGTGCCATAAAAGAAGTCATGTTCTTTGGCTATTTTGCACCACTGGAATCGTGGTGCGAACGCAATTTCAGCAGTGCATTCTACCTGTGGTCAGACGAGACTGCCATCAAGCTGATCATCCCTGATGCCAACGACCGCATGCTGTGGATGCTGACCTGGAATCAGGGACTGCCTGCCCCTGGCGAACTAGATGAAGTTATGCGAATAGTGATCTCTGCAGATTATGGTTGACGTTCCTGTAGACTGTGTTATGTATAGTGTATGTTGTGTGCACAAGGGAACCGCGCTATGAAGTTTGTCATAGTACAAAGCAGCAAGCTAGAAAAGATCGCCGAAGCCCACAGCTTTACTGGGGGCGAATACGGCGTGTGGTATCACAACGGTCAGATGGTAAGTTACCGGGAAGAATTTGACCGGGACGAAGATCGTTACTACTACGACTACTACGTCCGCGAAGACTTTGTACTGAGCCAAGCCTAACTGGGAGATTGGGATCATGGGAATCGCTCGCAAAAATGAAAATGGCGTCTATGTAACGTATGATAGCATCAGCTGTAGTCGTTACAGCTTTGAAGGCACCGCCGAAAGTTTAAAGGCTTACATTGACTCTGTTGTTGAAGAAGCCAATTCCAAAGGTATGATTGGTGATGGTATCTTTGACATAAACATGAACCGCGGATTCTATGATGACTATGAATTAAACATTACGTATGAATTTTATCGAGTGGAAAACGATAAAGAACGTGCTACTCGTGAAAAAGCCGAAGCTGCTGAAAAAGATCGTAAAGCCAAAGATCGTAAGAAAGCTGCTGAAAAGCGCAAGCTGAAAGCTGATGCTGAGTATGCCGAATACGAACGGTTGAAAGCCAAGTTTGGGGATTGACACTGTCTACCAGACTGTGTATACAGCACACAACACACACAGAAAGGACTACAATATGCAGGACGTTACTATTGTTGCAGGCAGTTACCGTAACCAGCCGCTGACCGATGTGCGCTGCATGTTGGTGCAGCCTATCAAGATGGGAAGCCGTGGTTGGTATGGCAACTTTCAAATACCGGGTATGGGTAGCATTCGTGTGCAACTGCCCAGCGAATCTAGCTTGTCCTATCACGGCACGCTGAAGTCGCCAGAGTTGGCAGCTGCTGAAGAAATCACTGACGAGCAGATTGCCAAGCGTATTGAGGATCGATTCAACATTCTCAATGAGATCACTGCAGGGGTTGCGTCTGATACAGTGCGCAGTTTGATTGTCAGCGGTGCGCCTGGCATGGGCAAGAGCGTGGGCATCCAAAACATCTTGGATCGCGAGATGTCGCTGAACGGCATTGAATACAACAAGATCAGCGGCAGCATTGTCAGCGCATTCCAACTGTATCAAGTGTTGTTTGACAATGCAGAGCCCAACAGCGTGCTTATCCTCGATGACTGCGACAGCTTGCTGTTTGATTCAGACTGCGTTAACTTGCTCAAAGCTGCGCTGGAAAGCGGCGACCGTCTGCGCATGGTTAGCTATAACAGCGAAAGCGTGGTCAAGCTGGGTATGCCCAAAACGTTTGAATTCAATGGTCGCGTGATTTTCATCACCAACTTGGATTTCCAACAGATCATTGACAAGGATCGCGGTGCTGCCAAGCACATCTCTGCACTGGTTGACCGTAGCTTGTATTTGGATCTCAGCATGCACACTCGGCGTGAGATCTGGTGCCGGGTTGAGACCATGGTTCGCAAGCATCGCATGCTCAAGTCGTTCTGCTTTGACGAGCCGGTTATCGACATGCTGTTGGATTATGTCAAGGAACGCCGCGATGATTTTCGTCGGCTAAGCTTGCGGACTGTGGTTCAGCTTGCGCAGTTTGCCAAAACCAGCCCCGACGGTTGGCGTCGCATGAGCGAAGCATTCCAGATCCGGCCGCGCTGATGGCAACCAAGTTAAGAACAGTTGAGGAAACAATCCGCTTGTTTCCTCATCATGTGCGGATCAAACCTGTAAAAGTAGCAGCCTACGGCCGTTCAAACATGCGCGAATGGTTTTCCGAGCATCAGATACGAGTGCACCATTTGTACGGCGATGCAGCAGATGTATATTGGGAGACAGGCTGGTCCAACTTTTACTTCAAACGCGACACGCATGCTGTACTTTTTAAATTAACGTGGCTATAATCTAGCTAAGTCCGGGAGATGTACGATGAAACAATATGTGATTGCAGTCTATGAAGGTTTGATCAAGATTGGTCAACGAGTTGAATCAGATGCAAAAATTGCAGGATATATCTCTGATTGGTACAAGAGCCAAGGATATGAAACCCAGGTTCAGGTATTTGAATATGAGGGGAATGCACGATGACATTGGTTAATCTTGACGGATCATTTTTCAACGTGGATCGCATAGTAGCGATCACTCGCTGTAACAAGATTGGCCCAAGAGATACGACCTATATCTGGTTTAGTGCATGCGAAGACGACTACTTCCAGGTAAACATGACACTTGACCAAGTGATTGATACTATCGCGGCCAAGGTTGCTGGACTGTGAACACTCACAGCCGGTTCTATGCAGTGGTTGACGCACTGAACAAGACAGAATACTATGTGTATCCGGGTGATATTGAACTTGGCGACGATAAGTGGATGCACAACGGCGTGCAGATTACCTTAAACCAAGACGGCACGGCGTGGAGCATTACTACCAACGAACTAGACGTGAGCAGCCACGATAAATGGGGAGATACTATACTATTTGATCGCGGCACACCAGATGACTTAGAACGGCTATATGTACAAATGAGGTTAACGCATGGCTAACTACACACCAGACAACTGGGTTGTTATCAAGTTTAAAGGTGACGACCCACACTATCGCGTGCTCGTTGGATGGTCGGGCGGCTACAGTGATGGTGATTCATGGCGCATGAACAGCGGCATCGTCAGGGTTGAAGAGACTGAACACGCATTCCTTTTCTATGGTGCATCTGGATCTTGTTATGAAGGCCGCAAGACTGGATATTGCTTGCGCAAGAACAACGCATATATTTGGACGCAGCTGCAAGAACTGCACGGCGACAAGGTTGAGATCATGCCAGAAACTACCGACTGGCTCAGCATGGATTGGATCATCAAATGATCATGTTTGAAACAGTGCTGAACCTGGTGGCTGGTGGTATACTAGGGTATCTCATAAGCGACACTGCTTACAAAGCATACGGTACGGACAGCACCAGAGGCTTACTTACGATCTTGGCTATACTGGCTTGCCTACTAGTGCACGTCATCGCATCGGAGCGCATACACAAGCAGAACTTTCTAAACATGTTGCGGTCTGAAATAGAGCAAGGAGCGATCCAATGATTAACAACTATGTACGATATCGAAACTGGTATTTCGAACATCAAGCACCGCATGAATGGCCACTTAGGCCGCAAGAAGCATTCAAGCAACACATCAACGCAATGACGCAGTACGAGCTGCTAGAAACGCTTGAAGGGTTCGGCGAAGAAGACAACGACGAATACGC